TATAAATAATCACCAATAGTAACTCTAACTAAAGGCGCTCTCATTATATTAGTAGAAGGTTTATAATCAGGATAAACTTGACTTAATAAACTATTGACTCTATTATACATAGGTCTTAACTCTTCTTTAGAACCTGCTGCAACTCTAAATGAGAAGCCTATTGTTCTATCAAACCCTTGGTACGTGTAAAAGTTTTCACCTCTACCCATATATTTAAATGAGTTTAATTGAGCTGAGTTGTTATCTGTCAAACCTGCAGTTAAGAAAGCTCTAAAGAATACAGCTGTTGATTTTGTAGGATCATCATTAGATACAGCTTCAAATACAAACTTAATAAGGTCTTGAGATTCGTCTTTATTTATTTCCCAAGGTGCAATATTGTTATCAAATAAGAAAGGATATAGTTGGTTTAATTTATCTTTCTTATTTATATAAAACTTATAATCTATAGTATCTTGTTTGATCCAGTTGTTAGGTGGGTCATACATACCTAATTGCGTTCTAAAATCTTGAAGAGTTGGATTAGCATTACCAAAATTAGAATTTTGTGATATCAACTGATCATACGACATCGCATTTACAGACCTTAATTTAGTCGTGTCTACAACTCTTCTAATAGTAGTAGAACCAATACCATAAACAGAGCCAGGTCCTCCTAAATATTGAAATAGTAAATTACGATTAAGAGAAATACCTAATGTATTAACTCTATTGATATCTGGAACATTAGTAGGATTTACAAATGGGTTTGTTGATGTAGTCATTTTTAGGTTTCTTAAAATAAGAAGCCTATTTGTTTGCTTTTCGTTTTCTACATTTTGAGCATTTACTATATCGTAGTACTGCTTTTGAAACGGATTAAAAGGTAGAAGACCGTGCCTAATAGCATGAGCGCCTGTTCCTGATGCACCTACTTGTGCTAATGTATTTCTACCGTTATTATATATTCTGGTATTCTCAACTATACCAGGAAAAGGAAATGCTTGAGGGATGCCAAATAGAGTGTTACCTGTCTCTATTTTAGGATTTGATAATTGTAATCCTACTTGCTTCTCTAAGAAAGCTTTTCCTCGAGGCGCATCTTCAAAGAACTTTCTAATTCTTGATCTATCTAACTGGTTAGAAAGTGTAACAGTTTGTGAGCCTAATTGAAATTGTGCAGCCTGTAAAGGAAATGCTGCAAGACCTCCTCTAATAGGATAATCTAAATTGCCTGTAGAACCTGGTCTAAACAAAGGTAGAAATGTACCAGTGGCATTAGGTGTATCAGGCATTATAGTTTGAATATAAGGAAGCCCTGACGAACCGTAACCTGGTTGATCGTTTCCGAACCTTAGGTTCTTTAGATTTGTTTTTAGATCTATTAGTGGCATTTATTAGGCTGGTTTAAATTGATTGGCCATTTGACCAAATTGTCTTTCATAAACATCTTTACTAATTCTTTTTTGTACCTTAACTCCATTATCAGGATCTACGGTTACTAATAGATATACTTCGGTTGGAGAAGCTAGTTTATTGTTATCTTTATACTCTACAAAAGAAGTTGCTGCATCTGTTTTAACTTGAGCTTCAGCTTTTTTACCTTCTACAGAAACTCCACCTAAATCGCCTCCTAAAGATCTTATCTGTGCTCCCATGTTTGCTGAACCTTCTTTGATACTATCTATAAAGCTATCAGGAATTTGACCAAAAGCAACATAATCTAAACCTTCTAATATGTAGTAAGCTGCTTTACCAATAAACTCAACAGCAGAAGCAAAAAAGTCTCTTACACCTTCAATTATCTTTTTAATATTCTCTGGTTTGGACAGATAATCAAAGAAGCCTTCGAGCTTTTCTATAATACCAGACTTCTCAACAAAGTCAGCAATAGACTGCTTTATTTTATCCATAAACGCACCTATCTTCTCTTGAGCAGACGCGTTGATTAACGATTGATAAGCTTCTTCACCAGTGAGTCTAATAATTTCTTCTTTACTTTTACCTTGCGCTTTTAATGCTTGTACTTTATCTTGAGCATCTTTAAGATCTTTGGCACCTAGCTTACTTAGTAACTCTTGTTGCTTTAACATTTCACCCATTTGATCACGGCTCATACCAAAAGCACCTGCTAAAGACTCAGCTTGTATACGATTAAGTTTTAAGAAGTCAGCAGCCGAACCAACTTGTCTTGTTATTTCTGAAGCAGCTGTTGCTAAATCGTTATTCAAGAAAGCTTCACGAGCTTTAGCTAGGTTAATATCCTTTCCTGTTAATAGTTGCGCTTCAAACTCTTTAGATATAGACGATTCAAAATCTAAAAATGAGTCAGCAATTTGATCTAACTGCTTCAACTCCATACCCATAGCCTTAACAGTCAATAAAGACTTAGTTAATTGAGCAGGGTATTTAGAGAAAGACAAACCTAAATAGCCACCTAAATTAGATGCTTCTTTTAATATCCTCTGATATTGAAAGCTAATCCCTGTTGTTTGCTTCAATCCTGCAACTTGTGTAAGTACGGACTTAGTAATACTTTCAGAAGATCTACCTGTCAATATAGAACTTTCAACAATACCTTTTCTCGTTTCAAGATCAAGTCCTGCTATATCTTTTAACTTTATATTAGTAGCAAGTTGTTCATTAGATAATCTGTTTGTTACACCTAGAGCATCTACAAACTCCATTTGAGACTCTACCATCTTTTGGCTAGTAACAAATAAGTCTCCTGAAGAAACACTAATGCTAGCAAACTCCATTTTTATCTTACGAGCTTCAGCTGTAGATAAATTCATTGCTCTAGCAAACTTAACTGTCTTATCTTGTATCTCTAGAATGTAGTTAAATACTGCCATTAGACCTTTAACAAGGCCTCCTATTGCAGCACCTGCTAGAGGTATAGCTAATAAAGGGTCGGTTATAGCTTCTTTCATACTAGCTCCAGCCGCCTTACCTAATGTACCTAACTTATCTAAGAATGTAATCTTTTTACCTGTCTCTTGAAGTGTTCTGGCCTTTTCAACCATATCTTCATACACTTTATTTCCTAGGCCTAGCTTTTTAGCAAATAGTCCTAAAGCAGCTCCAGAAAAACCTATCTGACTCTTTAACTCTTTTTCTGTTTTAAGCTTTTGTTCACCAATTGCTATACCTGCTTTTGCTATTTTATCTGCTTCTCTTAAAGCTATTAATTCTGCCTCTTGAACATCTAGAGCAGATTTTTGTCTTTCGTTTAAAGCTGTATATTCAGACAGTAATAGATTTACTTCTGAAACCTTATCTTTGTTTCCTTGTCTTAAGTATTCTAACTTTCTAGCCTCTAACTCGTTTATTTTAGATTGAGACTTTAAATACTGGTCTATTCTGTTTTTTGATTCTTGAGAAGTACTTTTTTCGGCGTCAGAAAGTTGTTTAGAAGTAATATAATCTTTTTGTCTAGCTTTAGATAACTCTTGATTTATCTCTTTAATGTTAATACTAGACTTATTCATCGTTTGTAAACGAGCCTCTATCCTTTCATACGATCTGTCTAATTGCTTAAGTAAATTTATAGACTCTTTAATGGCATCATTAAAGTCACCTTGACCTCTCTTAATCTCTTTTAAGTCTGCTACTGTTTGCCTAGTTTGCCCTTTGTCTGGGCCTTGTGTATTTGGACCTGTATTTTGATTCTCGTTGGCCATTTATAGGTATTACTCAAGAATAAATATTAACGTTTGGTTTTTACCTTAGATACAAACGTAGGTTCTTCTTTAGATCTGGCAAAATCAGGTACTCTTATCTTTGAAGGGTCTGTCTTTTCTGTTACCTTTTGTTGGCTCTCGTTTTTCATTTCCTCTACCTTTTCAAGGTATTGGTTTATCTTCTTGAGGTTAAAACGCCTAGTAGTTACAGGCATATTCCATACCTCTGTCCAACTAAAACCGCCTCCACCATGGTAGGTGAGTTCAAAACATTCTGTCATGAATGCGGACCTATAGTCCGCTCCCGGGAAAAAAGAACTCGGCTGACATAGGAAGAGATGCAGTCTCTTCTGTGCCATCTTTAAATGTAAACGAAATGTTCATGTCTACGTCTGGAGTTACTTTCTCCATATATTTACGTAGTTCAATAGAGTCTCTAGATAGTAGGTATCCTTGATCAATAAACTCACGAACTGTCTTTTGTGAGTATTCACCGTTGATAGCAATAATCTGATGCTTTAATCTGGTTGAAAGAAGTCCTGCATCTTGGCCGACCATCTTTTTAACACCTTTAACTTCTTCGTCTATCTTTTTGTCGTCTGCTGCGGTTAGTATTTTAAACACAACAGTGTTCTTAGAATGCGGAAGTACGAACTCAAACTCGTTCTTGTTGTTAAATAGAGACCAGTCTACTTCTTTATACTTAAGGTTTTGTAGATCTACATCTACCTTTTCTTCCTCTCCTGTATTAGGATTCATATACTTAAAAGAATAGTCTTTACCATAAGCTAGGATTCTAGCAGCGATCAGTAAGCCATTCCTGTCACCCAAGGTTAGGTCTTCGTATTTGATTGGTGATTTGATTAGGCTTTGCAACATCTTCTCAATGGCGAGGCCCTGGCGAAGCAGGTTGACATTTGTGAGGATGTCTTCTTCTTTCGCTGTCATATACTTCATTTCAACAACACCTGATGATAGTGGATTCTCTTTCGGATAAAGTAGACCTTTACTTGGGAGGTCGATTTGTTCTGTTGGGACACTGAACTTTTGTTCTGGCATAAATATATTTTTTATTTTAATTTGAATACTTCCATATAAAACCTCCTGCATACCTTCTCAATCCTTTACAAACACAGCCTATATGACTTATATTTAATTGTGTTTCAGCAGATTTTATACAAGGCCAAGATTTTATAAAAATGTCGTCTTTTGTATATTGATATACTTTTTTATAATTAGGATTATATTCCATAGAGTATTTAATAGATCTTTGCTGTTTTCTTTCTTCTGTCCAATACTGTTTTGTTTTATTTACTCTATCAATTGATGATTTTTTACCTCTAAGAGGACTTATTCTACCATACATTCCGTTTAAATTACCAGGTCTGGACTTCTTTTTATTTGTCTCTTCAGAATACTTTTTGCCAGTATTAATTATAGATAATATGTTTTTTGTTTGCTCAGATAATTTGCCACCTTTTCCTGGCTCTCTAACATTCATCATTTTATGCCCAGAATCCTTGTATAATTCGAAATAGAGTATTTCATAATTATCTAATATAGTCTGATTTATATCTTCTGGTAATACGTGGATTATTACAAATGAATGAGTTTCCCAACCATACTTAATAAGAGATGCATATAATTTAGTCTGTCCTGAGCATCTCATAGATTTATATACGCTCTTTCTAGCTATGATATCCCAGCTCTGTCCAATATATACTTTATTTGTAGGACTAGTTATTTTATATATACCAACCATTTATAACTACCTTTTATATATAAATATAAGAATATAAAGTTTTACCAAGCAATTGATCTGTCTAGTAAAAAAGAAAGAGCCCCAAGAATGGGGCCCTCGTACTCCTATATTTACTCATAAAAGTAATAAATTGATAATTGAGAACTCAGTAGTTTAGTACACAGTAATCCATACCGATAGACAATACTAGTTCAGTAGGATCTGTTGTAGACCAGTCATAGTTGCCAAAAGTAGCTTCTTTAATGAAAGCACCTTTGATAATCCACTCACTCACGATATCACCAACTGGACCTAGGATAGACAAATTCAAATCCTTCTTATAGAAGTCAGAATAGCCATCACGACCAGTCACAGATTCGTGTGCTAGACGTACCCATTCCATTACAGCCTGTTGGCCAGAAGGAGAGATTGGGTTATAAAGTGACAAGCTCATGTCTCTCCATTCAGCCTTACCTTTAATCTTACGGTAAACATTGATGTGGTCGAGTTTGATCTCGTTTAAAGTTACACCTGGTGCGTCTGCCTTCTTGATCATGTAAGCTGGAATACCATCAATATACATGATAAAACGGTTTGATACTGTAGGTTCAAACGCGGTGAACATTATTTCATTTGGATCCAATACTGGCATTGTATGTTAAGTTTAATTCTTACTTATAAATATGCAACTCAATTATTCTTCTTCTTTCTTCTCTTCTACTTTCTGTACTGGTTTGATGTTCTGTGTAGCAGCATCAAAAGCTCTGTCAGCTTTTACGCCTGCACTAGTAATATCACCAGATTGAATTTTATCAAGAATGCTTTGAAGTAGTTCACCAATAGCTACAATCTCTGTAGTTTGGATGCCTTTCATGAGTCCTAATTGCATTGCAATCTTTCTCATCATCTTTGCAAGATCAGCTACAGTTTTTACCGGTATGTGTTTAGCCTTTTCCATTTTAGCTTGTTCAACTTTAGCCTCATCTTTCATTTCTTTTTCTTCTCCTACAGGTTCACTAAAAGTCTTCTTGCCTTTCATTGCACTCATAGCTTTTTTAGCAAGGTCTTGAATATCTTTACCGTACTGGGAAAGTATTGCAGCTCCTGTACCACTAGCTACTGCTCCTGCAAGCCATTCTAAAGATTTTACTTCTTCAGGGCTTAGTCCTACATATTCTTGAATAGTACCTTCTTCCTCTTTTCCCCAAGTCTCTTCTACCTTCTTCATGCCGTCTTTAGGGGCTTTCTTTTCTTTTACTACACTGAACTCTGCACCAAATTGCTTTTTAGCTTTAGCTGCTTCAGTCAATGTCAACTGCTCTTTTACACTCTCGTACAAGTGAGCTGGAACTTTGATTCTCAAGATTGTATTATTATCCATCTTATATAAATATTCTTTGTTTACAATTATTAAAATGCCATCTATTCATTGCAGGTTTACCACCAACTTTATTACAATGAGGACATTCTACTACGTCTTTATTTATTCCTTTTTGTTTAGTAGACAATATCAATCTAACTTCTTCAGATCTAGGTTTGCCTATTTTAGCTAATCTCATTTTATCTTTATGAGATTCAGATAATGACAATCCTCTATTCCACGCTCTTTTTCCTTTATTAGATTTACTTATTTTATAACCTCTTATTAATCTTTCTTTATTAGTAGGATTAAAATTACCCTGTCCACCATCAGTTTGATTAGTTAAAGGTCCTAAACCTAAATCATGTCTACCATAATCTTTTATCATCCCTATTTCAATCTCACAAGCTTCAGACAAACTGCACCCTTGAACTAATATATCTGCTACAAAACCTGCTTTATTAACTATGTTATGCCAATGACGATTTCTGCCTACCTTTTTATATACTCTATTTATGCTCTTTCCTATCCCTATATAAAAAACTTCATTAGTATCCAGTCTCCTATGTTGATATACTACCACACTTATTTTATTGACCAAATGTTGTACCAGTTGGAAGAATGTTGAAGTCAAGTTGAATGAATTCAGCAGTCTTGGTTGGCTGTAGATAAATTGTACCCACTAATTGGTTACGATCTACCACATCTGGCGTATTATTAGATTCGTCCATTACAACTTGGAAGGCATACAAACCTTGACGTTGTTGTACAGACTCAAGATATGGGTTAACTTGGCTTAAGAACTTGTTACGAGTTACTTGAGTGTTTGGCTCGAACAC